ATATTATGCAGATTGTGTGGACGTACTTCTCCCGTTGCCGGGAGAACGAAAGACATTATGCGAGTTGCTTAGTCCGATACTATATTAGGGCATTACAGAGGCGGTCATCCTGTACCTCGAGCCCAGTCTTCTATACGACGGGAAATAATTAAACAAATATAGTCCTGCTTAACTACTTTGGGGTTGTATCTTTTTCATCAGAGCCCCTTCTTTTAGCCTGTTAATCCTTTTCAAACAACCAAATAGCGGCATTTTGCTATCCTCATCCTTGCGGGTAGTGGTTGAGTCCTCCTAACGGCTGGAGTTTTTCATCCCTGTGACACCGATGTCCAGGTTTAGAATCGCATGAAATTAGCCTGCGCCAGCTTTAACCGTTTAACTGTTTGCCTATGATGTGTTTGCCGTGAACTCTGACCTGAATATGCCCGTTATAGTAATCGTTACTTTCTAATACACGCCTAGAAAATTGTTCTCTTGCCTCAATATAACTACATTCACTTTTGGTTTTACAAAAATAAAGTATGTCGCGCCTAAAATTTTCTTTGCCTAATGTTATTACGTCTTTGTTGAGTTCGTCGTTGGAGCCATAATATTCTTGCCAGTCACTTTCTATTTTGCCTCGAATCTTTTTTCTTTTCTTTGTGCCGTTTTTCAGCTTAACAACCTTATAGGTGGTTTTGGCGAACTTGGCGAGTTTTTTGCCTATGTATTTTTTATCTGTGGTTAAATTTGTTATGATGTAGACGAAGCCTATATAATCTTCTGAAATTTCTGTGACTAGTTGATTTTCATAATACCATGACATCAACTATATAGTGTCTTTTTGTGCCCCTGCCTGTGCCTTTTGAATTTGTTTTTGTGCCTTTAATTGATCTAATTCCTTACGCCATTCCATGATAGTATGCCTTCGATTACGTGCTATATTATAGATTTTTAATAACCATAAACGAGTGTCCATACCTGCTCTTCGCGAACCCCGATCCAACCATTTTTGGTTGGCCTTATAGTATTCTCTAAAAGCCTCCATTAGTTCGTCATGAGTTTTTTCATCACGTGGAATCAATCTGCTACCTCCAAATCGTTAGCATAACTAGTGTAACCATTTTCTTTGACCACTTTCAATACGTTATTGACACGACCGATTAATTCATCTTTATGACTGATCAAGTAGATATTTTTGTTACGTTCACGTGCCATCTTTTTAAGTACAGCCAACGCACCTTCCACTCCACTAGCATCGAGCCCGTTGTCAATAAGCTCATCAATGAATAATAGGTTAATATTTTCGTACAAGCTTTCCCATACATCACGAAAACTCCAGCTTAGACCTAAAATTAGTCTATTGCGTTCGCCACGTGACAAATTATCAAAGTCTAAATCTTGCCCTAGTTGTGTAATTTCCACATTGAGATCGTTTTGAAATCTAACTACATGTGGCAATCCCATCTTGTCCAGATAATAGGTTAATCTATTATTAAGATAAGCAAGATTTTGATCGATAATTTTCTTACGAATAAAACTGTCCTTGCTGGTCAATAATTTAAGTAAAAATTCCTGATGTTCTTTTAGTTTGTTTAGTTCGTTAACACGCTCCCAACTTACTTCCTGTATGGCCGTGTTGCGTAATTCGTCGATCTGTTCTTGATAAGGATCCACTTCGTCATTGCGTTTGATCAAGGCTTCTTCTAGACTGGTCAAATTGTTTTGATGTTTCAGAGCCTGTTCTAATGTGTCATAAAATGTTTCAGGACGGCCATTAATGTCGCCAATGTCCTTGATTTCTTTTTGAATCTTTTTCAAACTGGCAGAAGTTTTTTTGAAATATTCTTTTGCTTCATTGAAATTTTCCAAGGCAGTCTCGGTCATTTCGCCGTGTTTATGATCCAACAATTGTTGTTGACAAGCAGGACAAGTTTTGTCGGCTAGTTGTTCAACTTCTTTTTTATACTTGTTCACAGACTTTTCGGCCTGGCCAACAGCAGTGTCTAATGTAGATTTTTCCTTATTGAGACTTTTAATTTTAGCTGCTAGTTCATCATAACTTTTTAATAGGGCATGTTGGGCCAACTCATTTTGAATATCAATATTTTGTAATTCTAAAATCTTTTCAGCAACTTTTTCACAATCATCTTTTTGTTGCTTCGACCATGCTCGTTGTTTGGTTGATAAGCCAATAATGCTCTGTTCAATACGATCGTTACTCTTTTTAGTAGCTTCAATATTGGCAGATTCTTGACTGATTTCTTCTTTAGTCAGTCTAACCAGTTCTTTTAAGCTTTCACTTTTTTCACTCAGTAAGGTAACGCCTAACAATTGTTCAATGATCATTCGTTGATCGGCAGCCCGCATACTGAGAAATGGCTCAGTATAGGTATTAAGTGCCACAATATGTTTGAACATGTCATGACTCATGCCTAACAAAGTGTCTAAATCACGTTGAGTTTCTCTTACATCACCTTGACTTTCGTCAATATTGTCAGTGTCCTGCTCTTGACCGTTAATAAAAAATCTAAAAATATTGGGTCTACGTCCGCGTTCTATTTTATAAGATACACCATTTTTTTCAAAATTCAATGTAACTATCATGTTTTTATTATTGGTCTTATTAACTAGATTATCTTTCTTAATGTTAGTAAGAGCCTGACCGAACAAGGCATAACTTAAGGCATTAACAATAGTAGTTTTACCAGTACCGTTACGACTGCCACTATCGTCACCGCCTTGATCCAGGTTTTCGCCTAAGACCAAAGTAAGTTGTTCTTTACAAAAATCCACAGCCTGGGTTTGATTACCCACGCTCATGAAATTTTTAACAGTTAAATCTTTAATACGAATCATAAGTTGTTGTAAATGTCTAGTAGGAGGTTAACGTCGTAGGTGTCGCTTTCCACACTGATTAATTGATTGCTCACAATTTGATCCACACTTTCAAATGCTTTAATGTCAGTGTCACTGGTCAATTCTACTTCACGTTTTTCTGGAATCAAGGTCAATTCTCTAATGGCATAATCTGCTAGATAAGTTTCTTTAATAAAACTAGCTTCTTCGTAGCTGATGTCGATGTCCAATGTGACTCTAAGATGTTGTTTGGGTTTGATAATTTTAGCGCCGTTGTCAATCAGTTCGCTAAGTTTGACAGTTCTAAAGGTGGGTTGATCAGGCCAGCTATAATATTCTGGTTGTCCGCCCCATTTTAGTACGCACATGCCACGATCATCGTCCCATGCATCGGCATAATTGTGTGGAAATGCATTGCCAATATAGATCATGTTACGTTGTTGTTGACGTTTATGAAAATGTCCACTGAATCCAAGTTCATAATTTTGAAAATGTTCTAATTTAATCTCACCGTGATCTGGCATTTGTACCATGGCATTCATGAAAAAGCTAGGCAATTCAAAGTGACCAAAGATGTATTTGCCACCTTTTTTGCCTATGCTCTTCCATTCGTCGCCTACTAGCCAAGGGCACATGGTCACATTACCTTCGGTAATAGGTTTATGTACAACAGTAATTCCTGGAATATATTTGCCAAACTCTACGCTATGAATATCGCGTTTGTCTTTGTAGTATAAGTCATGATTGCCAGGAAAAAAGTAAAATTTGTCAAAGGCCTGTCCTAGTTTTTCCAGGGCCCTAAGACTATAATCCATGGTAGTAATATTAAGGCTATTGCGATTATGATGCCAATCGCCCATAAAAATTCCCACATCACAGTCCAGCTCCTTAGCTTTGGCAATGTACCAATCTACAAACTCTTCGCAGTCTTGATTATGAGTGGCACTATTGCTTTTAAGTCCAAAGTGTATGTCTGTGAATAGAGCCACACGTTTAAAAAGATTTGTCATTATTCCTCGCGTTCAAATCTACGTAATCCAGCTGAGTATTCGGCATTGCTAATTCTGGTATAACTAGGTGCCATATCGTTCATTTCTAAAATGTCATCTCGAATATTTTGATTTTTCTTTTCAATATTGATAATACGTACAAAACTATTAGTCACTGCGGCAGTAAAATATGCAAAAGGGTTATTGCTTTTTGACTCATCAAATTGTAAACCCACTTGAGTCAATTGTAAAATTGCCTGTGCTCGCATCTCATCATTGTAAGTATATCCTCTGACGTTACCACGAGTAGCATAACGTTCACAAAGTTTGATATACATACGGGCCAGGGTGTCAGTGATCTGGCCGTGGTCCTTGCTAAAACGTCCTTTTTCTATAGTACCTTTCCAATGACTCTTGCCTACACAAATCAGTTGATCATTTTCATCAAATTTCCAATGTTGGAAAGGAGGAAAGTTTACTTTATCCCTGCCATCTGCTTCAGTTTTTTGAACTTTTTTTCGTGTTTTGTTCACAGGAATATGTTCATAAGTCATAATTCTAAAAACTAAATCCAGCTTGGATATTTTTTTATAATCAATCTCGCATTCTGCCATTTTGATTTTTTCGCCTGCGGCTTTTCTACGTGAATAATTTTCGTCGCCTATTCTTTTGGCACGATTACGTTTGGCATCGGCCACTGTTCTAATGTTGATTTTTTCAACATTAGGAAGAATAATATCATATTGATGATATTCTGGATTGATATAGCTAGAGTAAGAATTTTTACTTCTATGAATTTCTTCTAGTAGATCTCGATTGTTAAGATAATTTGTGGTCATTAATGGGTCCTGGATTCAGTACTATTATAATATACGTACTTTTGAAAGTCAAATAAATATTAGCCAAGGAGTGAAGATATGCCTAGCTTTTCAAGTAGTTTAGTAAGTGCGTTTGGTGCTGTATCAGAAGGTCTCAATACAGTCAGTAAATTAAGTTCTATTGCTAATAATTTATCAAATCCAAGTAAACTAATGGGTGCAATCCGATCATTCAACCTTCCGCTAGGCGGTGAAAGTGTTTCGAAAATGATGAATGCGTCGGCTAGTTTTGCAAAAGACACTTCTAGTGATTGGCGTGCTCGATTGACCATGCTCGATGGTTCATTTTTTGATAACGCTCCAGTGCTTGACCCAATTAAAAATGCTGATAAATCTTTAATATTTCCGTATACTCCGTCAATAAACATAAGCAGTTCGGCCACTTATGCCGATCAACCTATTACACATTCAAATTATCAATTTACTACTTATACAAGTAGTAAAGTAAGTGAAATTACAGTAGTAGGCGATTTTCCTGTGGAGGATGCCGAACAGGCTGCATATTGGATTGCTGTTGTACATTTTTTAAGAAGTGTAACTAAGATGTATACTGGTAATACTGGTGATGCTAACCCAGGAAATCCTCCGCCTGTGTTAAACTTCAGTGCTTATGGCGATTTTGTTTTTAAGAATGTTCCTGTAGTAGTTACAAGTTTTACCTTGACATTGCCCAAAGATGTTGATTATATTGCAGTGAATACATTAAAAAATAGTAATGTTTCTAGTGGCACTAGTAATTTAAATAAAATTTCATCCGCAGCAAATATAGTAGCAGGCGGACTCAGTGCTTTTGGCCAAACCAAAGCAGCCGGTCTTTTAAAAACAGGAACGAATCTAATTAATGCAGTAAGTGGCCCAACTAGTAGTTCCGGGGGCCAGGGTTCTGGAAATGAGTCGCATGTTCCTACAAATAGTTCATTAACCGTAAGTCTTAAACCTATCTATAGTAGAGAAAAAATTAGAAATTTCAGTCTTAATACTTTTGTAAAAGGCGGATATGTTGGACAAGGATATCTATAATGGCTGAATATAGCTCAACTAGTCCCTGGTATAATACTGCCACTAATGGTAATTATCTCGACATATTATCTATCAGACCAGTTAGTGCCGAAGCAGATGATTTTCTTTATACAATAGAAAGTCAATATAGTTATAGACCAGATTTATTAAGTTACGATTTGTATGGAACTCCTGATCTTTGGTGGGTATTCATCCAAAGAAATTTGGATATATTACAAGACCCTGTATTTGATTTCATTCCAGGAACACAAATTTATATACCAAAAAATTCCAGTCTAATTAAAGTATTAGGAGCCTAATATGGGATTTGACTTAGGTAAAGCCGCTACAACGGCACTTGGTTCAACTGTTAATAAAGGATTATCTAGTTCAAATATAGTCGGCGGATTACAAAACAAAGCTGGATCATTATTGGGCGGATCCATTGATAAATTATTAACCGGTGCTGGAGGTCTTATAAAGGATTTATCTTCAGGTATTGCTGGTCAATTTGATCAATTTATTGACTACTCCAATCAAGCACAGAAACAAAATATAAATGAGTCTCTTGAAAAAGGCACTAGTGTTACA